TTCTTTGTTAGCTTCGTTGGTGTACCTATTAGCTACCTACTAATGCTGGCAAGTAACTTAGCGTACGATGGCATGGATGGTAAACTTTGGCCTGGTAGATTTATGGCCTTCGCCATTGGTATGGTTGTGTTTACTATCCTAACTAGCTTATTGCTGGGAGAGGGGATAACGGCTAAGTCCGGTGTAAGCTTATTTCTAGCGTTGTTAATCATATGTCTCCAGTTGTTATGATATTTGTCCTCAAGTCGATATTTTATACGTGTATATCCCGTCTAATAGGGAAAGCATTACTCAGACAGAAGTATGAGCCTGATGTAGAGGTTGGTGTATTTATATTCACATATATCTTCATCAGCGTATGTTTATTATTTTGTGATTAGATATGAATAAGAAGTTGTTTAATATGGCTAAGGCAAAGCAGCGTGAAAATGCTAAGGAAGCTGGCTTCTATGACGGAAGGTTTCGTACTAAAGTTGTGGAGGATAAGAAGAAAAAGCAGGAGCGTCAGAGTGCGAAGAAGTGGAAAAACCGAGATATTTTTGGAGAAGACAACGACTAACTGTTGACTTTACGGATTTTTAGGTATAACTTCTATATATAATAGTAATAAGTAGTAAATTTAAAAAGTAGTTATATGATTAGTATTGTAATTGGATTAGGATTTTTAGTAGTAATAGCAAGTGTTTATATACTTAAGCTATCGTTTGAGATAAGAGACTTACGTTCTGATTTAGCAACAGCAGCTGTTAAGCAGCAATTTCTTGTCGATTACATCGATAGCCTTAATAAGCAATTGAAAAAGGCGAAGAGCTCTACTACAACCATCGAATAATGAGCTGCTTTCAATCCCTTGTAGGAAATAAGTTTATGGCTGACGCGCCTTTCGAGATACTCAAGGCTAAGCGTTTGCTTATCAATGAGCATCCTATCTTTGGCGATGAGTTTAAACACTCCTTTGATAAGAATCAAAATCAACAAGCTTATTATCACGTCGGAAACTCACTGGGATTCTTTAATGAGTTATACAATATAGATGTTAAGAGCAGACGTTTGTATTACCTTCAATATGATAGATTCCTAATGATAGCTTGTCGCAGTAAGCGGCTAATAGACTCAGCGATAAAGGCAGCTGCAAATGTTAATGGCGATGTGCCAATCTACAAAACAAAACACGTAATACGTAAGGTAGGAATACATACTGTATTATTTAACACAAACTTTACGGTACCACCGGTATCACCAAATTAAAACAAACAACGTTATATAACATGAGAAACAAACAAGCAATCGAAGATCTAGCAGCTAGATTAACCCAGGTTTTAGACCTATTACACAATGATATTGATAGTGGTAAGCCACACATTACTGCAGAGTTTGCTAAGCAGCAATTGGGCCAAGCAATAATATATCTAGAATCGTTAAGACAATACCTTGATTTAGAGAACTAATTATGTGCGTTGTAGAGTGTCAGAATTGCGGAGCACTACAACTCAACGTTCCAGCAGGCACTATCGTTAAGATGTGCTTTGACTGTGTTAGAGAGGCTGTAGCACCAGCGTACTCCCAAGCACCCAAGAAGAAGGGTTTCCCAAAGGGTTGGAAATTCATGAAAGTTTTCGTATATTCAGATGGCACGGTTTATCACAAAGGTGTAGAACAACCAATGCTTAAAGGCACTTTAGATCCTACTGTTATTGAACCTAAGATAAAAAAGTCTAAGGCACAGAAGGCACAAGAGAAGCAACAAGCATTGGCTGAGCTACAGAAGTTGAAGATTGCGCTAAAGAAAGAAACAAGAAAGACTTATGCTAAAAAGCTTGAGTCGCAAATTAAAAGGTTACAAAAACAATTATGAAAAACTTCACTGCGGAGGAACTACAAGCCAACTTCTTTAAGCTTGTAGGGTATATCGATCTCTATATTTCTGGAGAACGAAAGGAAAAGCTAAAGAAGCTTTACGAAGATCATGCTGAACGTATTATGCTTATGCCTGCAAGTGGCAATGAGCATTATCACAACTGCTTTGCTGGTGGCTATGTTGACCATGTCCTTCGAGTAATAGATGTCGCATTAGATGTGGCACAATTATGGGATGGTTATGGCGCAATTGATAGCTTCACTACAGAAGAGTTGGTATTTGCTGCACTTAATCACGACTTAGGTAAGATTGGTACAGAAGAAGCTGAGATGTATGTAATGAACGACTCTGAGTGGCATAGAAAGAATCAAGGTAAGATTTATAAAATGAATCCTGCTAATGCCTTTATGACTGTACCTGACCGCAGCTTACGCCTATTGGCTGAACGTGGTATCTCAGTATCCGAAAACGAATGGTTTGGTATTAAGTTGCACGATGGTATGTACGACGAAAGCAATAAGCACTACTACATCAGCTATGATGTCAACTCTCGCTTACGTACAAACCTTCCGTACATACTTCATCAAGCAGACCAGTTAGCTGCTCGTGTTGAGTACCAGCAATGGGCTGCTCAACAATCACCGCTAACAGCTACAGCAATTAAGCCTAAGAAGACTGCTAATATAGAAAATACCACAGCTTTATCTGAGGATCAGAAGAGTGATTTACTTAACGCATTTAAAGACTTATTCTAATGGTTATAACAGTAATAATACTATCGCTGCTTTTGGTTGCTGCTTGCTGGTTAGCTTTTGCTAACTATCGCAAGTATGTAAAAGCAGTTGAATATGCAGAGAATGGATTCTTTGTGTATAATAGCTTTATAGCATCGCTCTATCGTAAATTTCAAGACACTGTGAACACTATGAACGTAATTGATCATAGAGGTTCCTTTAAGGCTGATGATGAGGTAGGAGCTGCTTTTGAAAGTATGAAAGAGTGTGTAGATGAGTTAGACGAATATATTAAGCGCTATGTCCAAACCGAGGAAAAAGAAAACTAAGAACTACTACTTCACAGCTGAAGTAGATGTTAGTATTAAGCAGCTTAATGCTACAGAAGATCAACTCGAAAGAGATAGAATCTATCGCCAGGAAATTAAACCAGCCTTTGAAAAGCTTGTTGAGAATATAATCCACACCTTTAAATTCTACTACACTGACGGTATCTCCCTAAAGGACTTGCAGCATGAAGTAGTGAGTTTCTTAGTGGAAAAACTACCTAAGTTTACAGCTGACAAGGGAAAGGCTTTTAGTTATTTTAGCATTGTTGCTAAGAATTACTTAATTTTAAACAATAACAAAAACTTCAAGAAGTTAGTAGATAGTGAGCAGCTCGAAGGAGCAAATGGCCATAGTTCTGCATTAGTTGTAGAAGAAGAGCCAACTCCAATTGATCATTTCATCCAGGATATGATAGGGTACTTTGACACAAACTTAACCAAAGTCTATCCTAAAAAGAATGATCAGATTGTAGTAGATGCTGTAATGGAGTTGTTTCGTAAAAAAGAATCTTTGGAAATCTTTAATAAGAAAGCTTTGTACATTTACATAAGAGAAATGACAAATGCAAATACCCAACACATCACTAAGGTGATTAAGTCTCTTAAAGAGAAATATGTTAAGATGTATAACGATTACGATAAGATGGGATTTATTCCACGAAACATAATTTACTAATGCTAATATATTACAGTAAAGAAGACTTAATTAAATTTATAAAAGCAGAGCTTAAGGCTTGGGAGAAGGTTGGCGGTGGTCCCAACCTTCTTGCGTTTGAATTCGATCCTAAGACCACTGATCCAAAACAGCTACGAGAGTTAGGTTACTTCGATAACGTCGATTCTTGGATTGCTGGAGCTAGAATAAAAGCTTTGATGGAGTTACTTGAGCAAGTAGAAAACACAGACACTATAGCGAAAAGGTAATCTGCCTGTATTTATTAGAAACATAAGGCTATGGATAAGGATAGTGTATTGTTCGATGATAAAACGTTTAGCGACTTGTTGAGAGACGTCTATCAGAACACAAAAAAGAAAGAAACTCAAATTAACGGTTTAATAGATCAACTTAAAGGGTTGATAAGAAACATTACAGATGCTTCTATGATGGTTCCTATGATTAAGGAGTATTTAGAAGTGTCGGTCAAGAACGACGACAATCTAGTTCGTCTAACTGCAATCATTCAAAGGTTGCTAGTTACTGGTAGTAAAGAAAACAAAGAAGGTGAATTAGGCTTAACTGAACAAGAGAGAGCTCAGCTAATGTCTGAAGCACAAGAACTCTTAGATAAGGCAAAATGAGTAGTGTCTTTAAAGGCCTAACCGAGTACTATGGTACAGCAGCTGCACCTAGTAATACCTTTAAGGATGGTGAGGTCTTTATAGGACAAGTATTGGATGTTGGAAAGAGTACTTCAAAGTTCACAATTGGAGTTAGTGAGATAACCCCAACACAGGATCCCTATGTCATAGGGATGATTCGTTTCTTAAAAGCAAATAGTGGTACCAAAGCGGAGAAAGACGTTACATTAATAGCAGAGCCATTAGACAGAGCAAACTACAGACTACCCTTTGCTGGAGAGCAAGTATTAGTTGTTAGAAAGTTAGGAAGGTATTACTATTTCGATGTGGTAACACCATCTTTCTTTCTACGAAACAATATCAATCCAACACTCTTGCAAGACGCCTTTGACTCGTCAGGAGCGCCAGCCATCACAGTCGATCCAGAAATTGAAGCACAGCGATTTGCATTAAAAAACGATTTTAGTGATAATGCTTTAAATGGTAGAGCAGGATCGTTTACTCGTGTTAGAGAAGGAGATTCTATACTCGAAGGTAGGATGGGAGGTGTAATAAAATTTACACATACAATTACAAAGGATGGAGTTTGGAACCCAGAAACGCAAATAACTAATATAGGTAAGAGTGCTGATGGTGATCCTATGTTGATAATGAAAGCTAGTGTTAGGAGAAAAGAAGTTAACGAAATAATACAGGAATCTAATCTGATAGAAGATGACGACATTAATGTAGAAGATTCAAGCTTCTACTTAACTACGTCGCAAAACGTGCCAATAAAACTAGCTGCAAGTGTATCTATGAGTAGTTGGAGTGTAAATATAACAAAGGGTAAGTTTGGTTTAAGTGATGATCCTGCAGCACGATTCCAATCATTCTTCCCAGAACTGACCTATGACCCTAACTTTGTACCAAGTGTTAACGTTAGTGGACTTGAAAGCTTAGCTTACGATCCTAATGCGTCAAACGGATTGGGCAACATTACAGGAGTTAGCGACCCAGGCGTACCAGGTTCCTCTGCAAAAGCTAAATCTTTTGATGAGCTTAAATTAAAATTCCAAGAGTTAGGATACAACTTCCCAACTGGAGTGCACTTTGTAGGTATACGATCTGTAACAAACATTAATATCAACAATTCTGGAGTTCAAACAAAGAATAAATTCGCAGATTTAGTTGGCGTAGTTAACAGCAACACTGGAGAGGTTAAGTTCTTCCCAGCAACAACGGTACCGGGAAAGAGCTACTTACTCAATTTCTTTAAAGGTGAGACAAGGACAGCTATCTTAAAACCCGGCCAGTATAATAGTGTATATAAGATAGGACAACACAATAGTCAATATAAGGCGTTCAGAGAATCAGGAACCTATGTGATATACACAGACCGTAATCGGGACGACGTTCCAGACGCAACACCACAAAACGCTTCTGGTGTATTTGGAATGAACTTACATAGAGCTAGCGCTAATAGCGTTACCCAAAACGTAGATAATTATAGTGCAGGTTGTCAAGTATTCGCAGCACCAACATCATTAGCCGAGGTATTGCGCCAAGCAGAAGCAAGCGGACAACCAGCATTCACTTACACACTCTTAATGTCTTGGTAATATGAGCAGTACATTCACAGGCTTATCGGAGTTTGTTAACAACATCAAAACATTAGAGCAATCTAATGTATCCGATTACAAAACATTATTCTTAGCGCAAGTACTCAACGTAGTTACAGGCGAGGATGTGGAGCAAGCTGCCTTAGAAGGATTGATAGATGAGCTTAATACGACAGCAAACTACCAACTAATAGGAGCTATAAGGTACAAACGACAAACTACAGACGATAATAAATACGAAGACGAGGTAGCAAGCATAGCTTACCCAGCTGATCGTAGTAATATGCGACTACCAGTACCTGGTGAGTTAGTTCTAATTATGTCAACTCAAAGTAACTCTGGCGCGCCACAAAGGAAAGTTGAGTTATACACAAATGTAGTGACAGGAGCTAGTATTCCAAGATACGCATCGGATCCTAAGGCACTTACAAGAATAGATCGTATATCTAAGCCGGAGGGTTTCGTAAGCGGATTACTTAACACAATAACGCAAGAAGTTGCAAATACTAGATTTCAATTAAGACTTGAGCATAAACCATTTACTTTTGTCAAAGAAGGTAGAACTATCTCAACAATGAGAGAAGGAGATATGATCGTTGAAGGACGTTTTGGAAATAGCATAAGGTTTACAAGTACAATACAAAAGGAAGGTGTGTGGAGCGATAGTCAAATGACTAGAATAGATAATAGTGCTGATGGGGATCCTTTCTTAATTTTAAAAAACTCAAAGCCATTAGAACCTGAATTACCACAACCTGAGAATGGTATACCACAGTTAGTGGATGAGGATCCTAACGAAGATCAAAGTACAATTTACATTAACACAACACAAAACATTCCATTAATTATAGGCACTAGTAAAAAGATGTCAACTTGGGCAGTCGAGATACAGCGAACTACTAGAGAGGGTAACAAACTGCTAGCCTACACCGACCAAGCAGCACGACTACAGTCGTTCATTGAAGGCGAATACGACCCGGACTTTAAGGTATCTGTAACAGCTGACGTTGTATTTCCTGGAGAAGCTTTTGATGACGATCCAACAAACGATAAGGTTTTTGAAGGAGGTGCTAGTCAACCAGTACCACTAACAGGACCAGCATCAACAAGACAGGAACAGTTGGTTAAGGCAGCTTTAGAAGCGTCCTTTGCACAAGGTGAAACGAAGCATAAATGCGCTCGCGGAACATTTAACCACGCAAATAATTATAGTTTATTAGTCAAAGGTCAAGCAGCGATACCAGGAATGAACGTCGCAGCTGGAGGAAATGCGAATGGGTCTGGATTTCACAACCATATGGTGCAGATAGGCTATACGAAGTTCCAAGTTAACAATATACCAAAAACTACTATGATAGCTATTTGTGAAAAAGGTCCATTAGATAGTAACAATAATCACGTACCGTGGAATGTAGGAGATGCGATAACTTATTGGGCGTCAGATGGTAACCCAGGAGCATCTCACGTACAGTATGGACATGCTCAAATGTATATAGGAGCTTTAACAGGAAAAGGAAATTGGACAACAGATAATAAGTATAATTACAATGGCAGCTCTTTTGTTTACAGAAGTCAAAGTTCTAATAACTGGAATTGTGTGATATTTAGAGCACCAAGAGCATAACAATGGGTAGTACATTTAGTGGTTTATCGGAAGTATTAGGGCCTAACAACACAAAGCCAAACCCTTCGTCACGTAAGAAGGGTTCTGAGAGAATACTGCTTGGGCATGTACTGGATACAATCTTAGATGAATCATCACCATATTACAACTCTGAGTATGGCGTAGGAGCAATACGTTTTCGAGCAATACCAGAAGACTACAAAAAAGAAGAGAAGAACGTCAGTCTATTTGCATTCCCTGCAAACCGATCAAGGTACCAAGTGCCCTTACCAGGGGAGCAAGTAATGATATACCCAGTGTTAGTAGGCACAAGATTGAAGTACGCTTACGGAACTATTGTAAAGCAGTCGCTGAATATTGCGTATGGATCAGAGCCGTTTTTATCGACTACAGCTTTTAACATTGATAGAGATTTGTTAGATGCTTTGGTAAATGAACCTTTATTAGCTACTCGATTCCAAGATAAGCTACAAATACCATATGAGGATTATGAAAATTCAAGCTATGGAGTAACCTCTCTGAGAGAGGGTGATACAATTCTTGAAGGAAGGTTTGGTAGTTCCATCTTATTCACAAGTACAATGGATAAGATCATCGTAAAGGATCTATACAGCGACCTGCATATAGGGTCAGATGTCCTAAGTAAGGTGCAGACTACAGAAGATGGGGATCCTATAACAATACTGCAAGCAAGTAAAAAAATAACAACTGACGAGTCTTATCTCATAAAACCTTCAATCAATGAAACGGACTCTGTTGTGTATCTCACAAGCACACAAACAATTCCAATGGAAGTTGCAACTAGCAAAAGAATGGATACATGGAATATAAAAGTAACAAGACCAAAACCATTTCAGAGAGTAGAGGACTTTGAGTCTACAAGGTTGCAAGCTACGTTTGACGGTATATACGACCCTAATTTTAGATTTGAGATTAACTTAAATGTTGCTGGATTTGTAGGAGGAGGTGGTGGCTTTGATATTGGTTCATTAGGAAGTGGTGGATCAAAAGATGAAAATATTCGAGTGCTAATAAACGCTATGCAGCAGGCTGGGATAACAAATCCATTCTCGCAAGTAGGGATATTGGGGGTTATAGGAAAAGAGTGTGGATTTATACCAAAGGATGAATACGGATACGGCAATACATCAAATGAGAGGTTGAGGCATTTATTTGGATCGAGATTGGATCAATTTGATGAACCAGAGCTTGAAGCCTTAAAGAAAAGGGATGAAGAATTCTATGATTACATCTATGGATATTTGGATAAATCACCAGGAAAGGAATGGAGAAAGCACACTGAACCAGGAGATGGTTGGAAGTATCGTGGACGTGGTTTTAACCAAATAACGTTTAAGGCATCCTACGAGAAGTACGGTAAGATGGTAGGCGTGGATTTGGTAGCAGATCCAAATCAATTAAATAATGTTCCAACTGCAGCAGCACTTGCAATTAAATTTCTATTAAACGGAATTGCAGGAAAAAAGATTCAAAAAGAAAAGAATAGCTTTACGTCGATAGACGACGCTGTTTATTGGTTTGTAAGAGCAAATCACGGCGGTGGTGAGGTGAGAGGATCTGAAGGACATTTAAAGGCCTTAGAGATTGCAAATGCACTTTACGCAGCTGGTGTGGTGGGGAGAGGGGTATAGTGTTTGATTTAAACTAAAAATTTCGTATATTTAAAATTAAAGTATGAGCCAATCAATACAAGAGATAAGCCAACAAGGTACACTGGTTGCAGGAAGCTTCCAAGCTTCTGGTAGCAACGGATCAGGATCCAATGCAAGTGGCTCAGCTACATCAGGATCTGGTAGTGTGTTTGGCTTGCCAATGAAAGACTATCTATATGATCAAGGTATAACAGTCGATCCAATACAACCAGGTGCAGGACTTAAAGCAGTTGGATTGGTTGCAAACGGAAAGTTTATTGTAAATGATCACGATGCTGGAAGTCCATCGATATTGATAAATTCTGGACGAGTTATTGTGAACTCAAAAGATAGCCAGACTATTATAGCAGGTGCTCAAGGCGTTGCGTTAACATCACCAACAAGAGTAAATATAGATGCTGACGAAAGTGTTACAATATTTGGAGACTCAGGAGTTTACCTAGGCATACCAGCAAAAGGGCAACCACCTAAACCACTCTCGATTATACCAGGAGACCCTAGATTCTTTAAAGAAGGTAAAAAGCTAAAATCATATCCATCACCAGACGTTCCTTACGAACCAATGGTATTAGGATTAAAGCTAATCAACTGGCTAGATGACCTACTTGTGGTGTTAAAATATCAACAATCACTAACACCAGTTGGCTATGCAACAGCAAGAGAAGACACGCAGTGGGATTTTATGGCACTACAGACTAGGCTACAGGAGTTAATTTCCACAGAAGTTTTTGTAGATGGGTATTCACATGAACAACCTGACTACGATACGTTACCTAAGCCACCAACTGATGCTGAGATCACAAAACCACAAACCTCTATAGACGTTAATGTTAACGCTAGCATCAGCAACCCGCTAACAACACCTTCAGTACCAGCTGGCCCAAATATAAGCAAACCAGGATACTACGAATCAGCAGGACCAACAGTTCCTGCACTAAACTAATTATATGGCTAATTTAACAGGAACAATGTCATCGGTAATGGGAGTCAACTTAGATACCGAAGCAGCAGCAAAGTACAGCGAGATGGTTACAGCCTTTGGTAGCGAAATGCCTTTGCTTTACGGATACGTGTCTGAGTGGGACTGGTATGCGGAAATGGCGCCATGTGCAATAGTCCAGGAATCTAAGATTGATGAGTTTGAGAAAGTAAAGGGTCTTATAGCAAAACCAGACCCTACAGAAGACGATCGTACAACTATAAGTAACTTTATGAGCCGTATTAGTGAATTTGATATGGCAAAGCATCCTAACGCTGGAAAAGCGTGGGCTGCTTTTGATAAGTTCAATCTAACCTGGCCCTCTCCTTTTTTCAAGAGTTCTGGATTGTCGTATGTTTACGGCTGGCCAAATGTACAGTCGTTGGATCCACGTCGCACAGGAAAAACTATTGTATTTCAAGACCCTTCTACATACTTTGAGTGGTTAATCGAGAATAGCTATAAGTATGGTTTTGTTTGGTACGGACCTACAAACGAGGTGTTTACCTACGTAGGACAGTCAGCAACATATAGTCCTGATTTTATTGCAGCTGCATCTATGGGATTAAAAGCTCCACTATACACTATCTACAAACAAGCTAAAGGGAAAGCACCAGCAAGTAAGCAAGAAATCGTAGACTGGGTAAACAACCTACCAGCTACTGGATACGTTGTTAACAATGGACTGATACCAAAAGACAAATTAGCAAACTCATGGATAGCATGGGATCTGTTCATGAATAAAATAGCGTAATGGATTTTCAAGAGATTTTTACTAAGAAGCTAGCTAATGACTTGGAGCAAGGGGTGTATGCAAATGCAGATGACTTTGCTGCTGGAATTACCAAGCATTATATGTCTTCGTTATCTCTGAACGCTCCAAACGGCATCCCACTAACAATGCCTTCTCCGTTAGCGGCAGGTACGCCGGTACCAGTAGGTCCAGGAAACTCAATTACAAATAAGACAAGAGAGAGAATATTTTATAATACGGTTAGAGTCTATTTTGTTGGTAAGGAGATATCTCAAGGAAAACTCAGGATACAATCACTATCACAAGACATCCAATCAGCAATCACAACTTACAACAAACTAACCAGCGAGATTCAAGACCTGCAAATACAGATACAGAATCTAGATGACCAGCTTCGTGAGATTAGAGAAAAGATACAAAGTATTGTGCCTGAGTTTAAGAAGTTTATTAACACCAAAAAGGAGATAATAAAAAGCGCTTTAGATGAAGTTAAGACTTTAGGAGATAGGTTTAGACAACTAAGCGCACAAAATTTATCAGACTTTAACTTTAACGAAGTGATGGCGCAAGAAATTGCAGACTTGCAATCATTACTTAGTCTGAAAGTGGAGCCAAGTTTAAACATAGCGTCAATAGAAGAAACTTTTCAAACACTGACAAGCTTTGCACGCAGTTCTAGAAATATAGTGAATAAGTATAAAAACACTTTTACCAGAGAAGCCAATTTCAAAACTTACGTATCTAAAAAAATAAGAGCTGTTGTAAATGAGTTTATGAAAATACTTAACGGCTTTATCAACCCTGAGAAGTTTATTGGATACTGGAAAGAGCTAATCTATGTGCCAGGTGGAAGGGTGATAGGCAATACAATGCTTCAAATTATCGAAAATAACAAAAAACTAAAGGAGCTTAAGAAGAAGTTGTTAGCTAAGGTAGAAGCTAAAAAAATAAGTGTTAGAGCTCAATTAGATAAGAAGTTAGATGATCTAAAAAATAGATTAGCGGATACGATTAAGCGTGTACAAAGCAAAATTGCAAAAGAAAAGGAGTTAAATGGACGAACTAAGAGGAAGGAAAGATTAGCAGCTGGTCGAAAGGTTAGAGAAACCGCAAAGCGAGTAAAAGCAAAAGCAAAAAAGATTCGCAGAGCAATACGACACTACAGACTAATACTAGACACCATACAAACTATATTCACAAAACTGTTTACCATATACACGACAATAAAGCAAGCTATACAGCAAGCAATAGATACGGTAGCGGATGTAAAAGAAAAATATGGTGAGATAAAGTCCAGCATAGAAGAGTCAATCTCAGCAGCTGCCAAAGAAGCACGTCAACAAGCTTTGAATGCATTTAAAAGAAACACAACATTGCTAAACGCAGATACATCTACTGCACAACTTTTAGAAAGCGTAGGCGACAGTACTCCAATAGTGAGACAAATAATGGAGCAAGTTCAAAACCTATACAAGCTTAATCCACCACAAGTGGCAGCTTTTCTTAGAAGGGGTGGTGAAAAGGTTATGCTTGTCACAAAGAGCGTTGAGACTATATTAGCCGTCGATATACCTAGACTGAAAAAGCTACTATCAATAAAGCCTAATGATCCATATTACCAACAGCTAATGCAAGAGGTAGATCGTATTACGGAAGATTATAATTCCGTTGAAGGTGGTGCGGTTGGGGTAGCGAGCATTGTGAGAGGAGATGTGGATAGACATATGACTTATCTGCGCTTGATAAGAAGCTGTCGGGTAATCAACAATAAAATAGACGAGGCTGAGGTAACGGTCCAAAGATTGATTAGCGATAAAGAAGAGGAGTTGATAGCTGTAGTACAGGAGCAACAGTACTTAGATGAGTACATCAATACATTATTGGACACCAATCCAACAGCTAAACGAATAAGGAATAAAAAAAGGAAGAATGAGTTTAACATAGTGAAGGCAAAGGAAAAATTAAACAAGTTCAGAAAGCTTGCTAAGGAGGCTCGATTAGCATATCAACTAGTTGTAAATGCTCCTCGTGTATTTGTAGGATTAGTACAAAATACTGATGCACCCATAACACAAAACGAAGCTGGTGTTAGACAATTAGTTAATACCTTTTTAGAACTACAACTCGAAAGGGGCAAAATTACAAGAGATCAAAAGCAAGCTGATATTAAGAAGTTCAACGCTAAGGTTGCAGACTTAAAAGCGTACGAGCAGATATTTCTATTCTTTAAGCGAATCATAGAGGAATGTAAAGAAACGGGGTTAGTAGCTCAAATTAAAAAAATATACGAAGAGAAAGTGGTAGCTAAGGGAAATGCTATCCAAGGAGCAGCAACTGGAGTTTTTGAAAATCTAATGGAGATATTAGATGGAGCAAGAAGCAAACCAACGTTGCAAGAGCTTGCAGCTATACCAGGGCAACTAAAGGCTCAAGGCGATTTAGCATACTCAATAATAAGAGCAGAAAAGGCAGCGTTTAAACGACTGAGAGTAAAAGCTGCTGGATTAGGAAGTTTTATACCACAGGATACGAGAGATCCTGGACTTCTTTATCTCCGATATAAGTTATCAAAAGTATCAGATTTAATTTTACCAATAATTGATGGTATAGGACTGTTCTTTAAAAAGATAGTGGAGCTTATAGAGGATCTTCTGGATCCTGTTATTGCCTACATAAAAGGAGAGGCTGCAAAGCAAAAAGAAAAACTCGAACAGGATGTCGCAGCATATGCTAAAGCAAAAGCCGATTCTAGGATAAATCTTGATGCTAAAATCATGTCTTTTATTTTTGGATTAGCTGGAAGATTGTTTTGGACGGGAATTAGTTGGACAAATCAATATGGTACCAAATTTATTGTAACTAATGTTGGTAGATTTTACCCTCAAATGCAAGCTTTGAGCGAAAATGGTGCACAAGGATATGCAGAAGAGTTGGGAGAAGGATTTAACCGCCAACTTGAGCGTATGAGCGGTATAGCCATACCACCACTAAGTACCGGAATTGCACCGTTTACATGGCGTGGGTACTTGTCAAAACAAGACTATGTCATAGGTTACTAACAGAATACTACAATAAAGCCCTATTTATAAAAAACAAAAATATGAAACTAAGTCAATTTAAGTCCATGTTGCGTGAGCTTATCCGTGAGGAGGTTCAAATCGCAGTGCGTACTGAGATTAAAAAGCTTAATGAAGGTAAGCAGTCTATGCCTAAACCAAACCAAGCTTTGCAAGTAAACAAAAGAACTACACCGCTAGTAACTCTTGACGAGCCATTTACCACGGTAGGAGGACCTCTAGGCGATTTGCTAAACGAAACAGCACAAACAATGGCTGGTTTTGGAGAAGAGTCAGTGGAGCAAGCAAACCCAGACTTTCCAACAATAGGAGCATCAGCAACAGATATGTTTGTTAAGGATTATTCATCTGTCCTAAAGAGATCAGAAGAATTAAGTAATCCAAACTTTAGACCATAATGGCGTATATTATACAAGTCAATCCAGTAGACCTAGAAAAGAATGTAGCTTTGGGTTTGGATCTTCCGTTGGCGGGAGAGAGAGGAGCGACTTTTAAGCAAAATTACTTTACAATAGATCAAGCAGAGGCCAATGCTAAAAACCTCTTACTAACTGAGCCTGGCGAAAGAGTAATGCTTCCGGAGTTTGGATGCGGTTTAAAGAAGACTATTTTCGAAAACCTTACGCAAGAAACTCTACAAGCTTTAAGTCTAAGAATAAGAAATAGCTTCCAAACATTTTTGCCTTACATATTTATACAAAAGTTAGAGCTCACACCAGACGCAGAAACAAATACGCTTTTTGTTAAGTTGGATATAAGCTTAGATGAGTTAGGATTCGACACAAGATCAATATTATTGGAAGTAAATGGCTAATCAAGATATAAAATACTACGGAAGAGATTTCGATTCTATTAAACAAGGTTTAATTGAGTTTGCTAGAGCCTACTATCCGGATTCCTATACAGACTTTAACGAAGCATCACCAGGATCATTGTTTATTGACCTAGCAGCTTATGTGGGTGACGTATTAGGATATTACACAGACGCTAATTTTAAGGAGTCTATGTTGCTGCACGCTCAAGAGCGTAGAAACCTACTAAGTATAGCATCAGCACTTGGCTACAAACCTAAGTTATCTGTACCTGCACAAGTAGATTTAGATGTATATCAACTAATACCTGCAAGTGGTTCTGGAAATGGTAGTACACCAGACATAAGATATGGTTTAAAAATTGAACCAGGTCTAGAAACAAGATCAACAGGAACAGGCATTACCTTTACTGTACAAGACGCTATTGATTTCCGAATTAATAATACGTTCAATCCTACAGAGTACTCGGTCTATAGCATAGATAACACTACTGGCAATCCGATATACTATTTGGCTAAAAAAACAGTTAAGGCAATCAGTGCTGCTTTGCAAACGCAAACTTATACAATAACCTCTCGCGAAAGATTTACAAAAATATTCCTACCAACCACTACAACAAATCCAATCATAGGATTAGATAGTATAGTAGACTCAGATGGAAATACTTGGTATGAAGTTCCATACTTAGCGCAAGATACTATATTTGAGCAAGTGGAGAATACAGCGTACAATGATCCAGACGCAGCAGTTTATAGTAACGAGACTCCATACCTTCTTAGATTAAAAAAAGTACCAAGAAGGTTTATAACTCGTGTAGTAGAGGGTGGATTAGAAATACAATTTGGTTCTGGAGTATCAAACACACCAGACGAAGAGTTGTTGGCAACACCAGAGCAGATTGCAATAGCTACTGCAACCGGTAAAGCAGACACAGACGCATCTCTAGATCCAAGCAATCCACTATTAACGTCCACATATGGAATAGCTCCATCAAACACAACACTAACGGTTAGCTACTACACAGGAGGAGGTGTAGCTTCCAACGTACCATCAAACACAATTACGGAGATCACCTCAATAAACACTACAAACTCAACATTACCAACAAGTACGCCAACGCTAAACAATACAGTAATACAGAGTGTTATTGTAAACAACACAACTGCAGCTGCTGGAGGTAGGAATGAAGAAACAATAGAGGAGATAAGACAAAATGCATTAGCACAGTTTTCTTCACAAAATAGAGCTGTTACTAGAGAAGATTATATCATGCGCTGCTACTCAATGCCAAGCACATTCGGCTCAGTAGCCAAGGCCTTTATAGCACCTGACGAGCAAAACAATATAGGTACATCGGAGGTTAATGATACGGTAGCAAATCCATTGGCATTGAATTTGTTTGTGTTGGGATATAACGACAGTAAGCAGTGTTCTATAGTAAACAGAGCAGTAAAAACCAACTTAGCAAACTACTTAGATCACTATAGAATGCTTACCGATAGCATCAACATTAGAGATGCCTATGTTATCAATATTGGAGTTAAATTTGACATACTTCCAAGCCCTAACTTCAATAGCAATGAAGTCTTAGCTCGCTGTATACAAAGATTAAAAGAACACTTTAATATTGACAGATGGCAAATCAACCAACCCATTATACATAGTGAAATTATGATGGCATTGTTGGGAGTAAAAGGAGTGCAGACAGTTTCTAATTTAGCAATTCAAAACCTAAATAGCGTAGCTGACGGATATAGTGACGTGCTCTACGATATTGCAGGAGCAACTAAAAATGGAATAACATACCCAAGCCTAGACCCAGCCATCTTTGAAGTAAAATTCCCAGACAGAGACATCGAAGGCAGAATAACATCTTTCTAATATGATATACAGTATTTTTAGTGTAAAAGACGCAACCTTATACGAACAGTATCCATCACTTAATACTGGCCTAGATGCTGTGTTGGAAATTAATAAAGTAGCAACAACATCGGGATCAACTAATGTATATTATAATTCAAGAATTGCTGTTAAGTTTGATCTAACAAACTTCACAAATAATTTTGATTCTACTTTATTAACCCAAACAGCAAGTTACTATCTAAGATTAACAGCCACAGAGCCAAGTGAGATTCCAACAAGTTACACGCTCTTTGCTCATCCAATATCACAAAGTTGGAATATGGGCACTGGAAGGTATACGATAGCTGTTACCAGCAGCGACGGAACATCGTGGAACTACAGACTAACGAGCGCCAACACAGCATCAGCATGGCTAACAGCCTCTTTTGCAAACGGAACGACTGGAAGCTGGGCAACAAATCCTGGAGGAGGTGCTTGGTTCACAGCATCAGTACACTCACAAAGCTTTGATTACCAAGCAACAGATGTATTGATGGATGTAACTGCTGCAGTAAGACAGTGGATTGCTGGTACAAGAGTTAATGAGGGTTTTGTTATTAAAAAGAGTGACATCGATGAAAGAAGCTCAGACGTCTTTAATAGCCTGAGATTCTTTAGTAAGGATACTCATACGGTATATGGACCTAGACTGGAAATGAGATACGATGACTCTATCTACCTTACTTCATCAACTTTAGTTGACTACAATGAGGAGGTTGCAGTAAACTTAAGCAACATACAGCCTCAATACGTCGAAGATTCTAAAGCAAGAATTAATATATCAGCAAGACCAAAATACCCGGATCGCACATTTGCAACAATGAGCTATTACTACGATGCATATCGTCTACCTAGCTCAAGTTTCTATAGCGTAAGAGATGCACACACAAGTGATGTAGTAATTCCATTCGATGAAACTAATACAAAAATTAGTGCTGATGGCAACGGTAGTTACTTTATTCTAAACTTTAACGGATTAGCTCCAGAAAGATACTACAGATTGCTAATTAAGTCAAAGACGTCCTCTGCAGAGGAGTATGTCTACGATAAAAATTGGATCTTTAAAGTAGTACGATAATGGCCAGAACCCTAAACGGAAAGTACCTAATAGCGGACTTAAATGATGCAGAAGGTGCTTATGTATCAGCATCTGTACCACAGACTGAGTTTTCAACTACAAATGAAAACCAAACTGTATATAATCTATTCCCATACGAACTAAACGACGTTCCAATTTTCACAAAAAACGTTTACGAAAGCTCAGAGCCACAGATTGTAAGTGATCAAAGCTTTGAACCTGGGCAGAATAATTTATATTACGATAGTACTGGAACTATTAGGGTGGTTGTAGGATCATCGTTTAAGCTAGCAGTATCAGCACAGCAGCCAAACGTACTTAATGTAGAAAATGGCATACCCATTATAAAACCTGCCTCAGGAGACCTCAGATACGAATGGCTGGTTGATGGTAATTTGGTATTTGACGTAGAACCGTCCTTTTTAGATGAGAGAGTAGATAAGAGACGTCCTTTAGATAATGTACTTGAGTTTGTAAATGTCACAAAAAGAATGCAAGGAACATACACCTGCACAGTAACTAACGATATAGGACAAGTAACATCAGAAGATATAACAATTGAAGTTCTCGATCCAATCCGATCAGATGATCCATTTGCACCATTTAATCGTAGAAATGCAATCCAAAATGGATTTGCTTTAGATACGGTTAATAACTGGACAGCCCTTATTGGGGATGTTACAGCAAAACCAATGCTTACAAAAGAGCAAGAAGCTAAGGCAAAGCAACCAAATGCATCAGTATTTGGACACGCACCAGGCGAAATATACCCACACCCATTTAACGTTAGAGCGAATGGTATAACTGGCTTTGCTCCTGCAGACTTACTCAAGAGAAACGCTGCGTACTTTACAAGAGGACCAATACAGTATATTGCAAATGGTGGAACAAATCAAGCAGCAATATACCAAGACGTAGACCTTAGTGAAATTACTGATTATATTAGTGGTAAAGCTTATGGATCAAGGGGGGTTAGAGCATACTTTGGTTGCATACTTGGAAACGCTATTACACGCTTTATTCCAACAATTGACATACTAGGCCCAGACGAACGAAGTAAGGAGGAATTTTACTATTCAAACGCACCTAGAATTTCATATGAGAACTTTGTTCTAGCAGGACCTGCTTTTTTAGAAGAGGTCGTAACGGTAATTGTACAAGAGTACGAAGGAGAGACACCATTACAAAGCACTATTTACGAGAATGGAGAAGAAAAACTTGTCGATAATATACAGATAGTAGATGCGCTCTCATCGTTGTACAAACAAACTCAAACAGACCCAATACAACCGCCAATACCGTCAGTTAAAACAGCTGATAATGATGTAGTAGTATTAAAGCCTATAGAAGGGGAACAAGCTCGAGTGTTAAACCTATACAACAAAATATACCCTAACAAGCAAGAGCATTACGCCTATGGGCAGTATGCAGAGTACAAAGACTTTGTAATTAGCAAACTCAACACAAGAACAAATAAAATTAGAGTTACTATACGGTTTGACATTTCGACAACTAGAATGAACGAAATTGCACCTGATATAATATCCAACGATCTTTTTGATTTAGAAATTTGGAGAAAGCCTTATATAAAACTACTCTTTAAGGAGTATAGAAAATCAGTACTATCCGTTTTTCAACAAAACCAAGGCTCGCAATACAAAGATCGACCACTAGGGGAGCAGATAAGACCAGGAAACCTATCACACGCAATGGCTACTGGCCTAGGACTTATATTAGAGCCTATTATACCTACAACACAAGACATAAGTGGTTTTAAAAGGGGTTTGATTGAGGTAGTACCAAAAGAGATAGAAGTAAGACCAAATCCAATAGACGTATACACATCACAAATTACCTTTGAAGACGCAGCGAGTAACATCACCGGCTTGTCGACAATATTAGATATACAAGGCATCGTATACATTAGCTTTTATAGAAAGTTTGATAACGCAGGATGGTGGGGATTTAGAGACAGTATGCGGGATAGTCACGATGATGATGATATAAATGGACGAATCAGAATAACAGACATAACTACAAACACTTTAATATACGACACACTAACCTACGCATCAGACGGATCTGTAGCAGTAGGAAAAGGTACAGACCAAGAACCAGCATACACAAACTTTTCCGGAGAACACGTTATTAGGATAGAAGTTCAAGCTTTTGGTGGAGAAGGGTGGAAAAGAAAAGTGTTTCCATACTTAACAGTGGAATTGGCCAATGAATTAAGTGAGTATACTGGTGAAGTGGGTCCAGGAAGATTGGCACATTTGTGGCCAGCACCAGTTACACAATATGAAGCACGTATTGATAACTTTATTGATGGTACTCCAAATACAGACATAGGACGCCCAGGCGTTACCCGTCGTATGGGAATGTATCCAAGAGAGGGATACA